GTCAACATTCCATGAAACCGCCACTTAAGCAGCGGCGGCGACAAAATCGGGATACCGCGCCCCAAATATGTCTTGAGGGCCACCCGTATCTCGATCAAACAATAAATTTGTGATAATGGGATACTTATCACCAAATTTCATACCTGAGATGGATTTAGAAAACTCAGATTGTTTCCCATAATCCCAATCATAATTCATGTTCAAACTTAGCATTACTTCCTCAGTTGCCACACCAACAGGCGTTACATCTTTGGAGAATGCTTCAAAATTTTTCCGTTCGTACCATGCATCATGACCCTCAGTAAGTTGAAGGACACGGTCTATGACCACTTGAATAGGAGGTATAAAATCAGCAGTTGTTTTGAGACCCAATGCGATTCCACGCATCATTGACTGCTGTGTCACACCTTGAGGCGGGTTAATTATATAGCCCATCTTAGCCAGGACCCGCCCTGGCTTAGGACCAAACACCACCCCCTCAGTTGTTACATAAAGGCGACTGGAACAAAATTCCACATGTTCACGTTGGGCACGGTAAATCGCTTCACTCTCGAAGCCTAGACTAGCCATGCCTTCAGCCCAAGGGAATTCCACAAGCTCAGGGTGACGCATAGCATTATCATCACCTTGAGCTAACATCCGAAATTCCATTGAATTAACACATTGTAGAACACTCTTTCCCGTCCAGCGGCAATACAAATAAGCATGGGAAAGACCATTGATGATTGAATTCATCAAAGAGGTGTACGGATCACCACTCTTTCTTGTGCCATCACATTTATATTTCCATCCATGATGAGAATGTCCGTGCGTACTGATGTTAGCTTCCATCAGATCAATTACAGCTCGAGGCGCTCCGAACTGCTTGCACAACCACACTTCATACTCACACCATGGCCGCCGTATGGTGCTGTCAAATTTGGCCAAATCATCTTCTAACCATTTGCCAACACCACCATTGATAAACTCTGCAGCTTTCTTAGCTGTGATACCGCTCGTGAAACAAATAAAATTCTTAAGACCCCACCTTCTTTTTAGAAGATCTTGTAAAGCCATAATCCACGGCCCAACCAGACATATAAATTCTGATTGTGCACCCTGGATAAGACGTGGAGCCTTATGTTTTGTTCCTATTGCTGAATTGTACAAATCATTTTCGCATTTCACGAATGCTGATCTCTTTGTATACATGTACAATTGAGAGCGTGTGAGTGCTGAATGTTCTGTAATTCCGTTGGCACACAACTCATCATAAGTTTGTTTCAATCTCACTTTGACACCAGGCGAAGCATTCGATCTTTCCAGATACACATGAAAAGGAACACTTTCTACTTTATGCATGTTGCGAAAAAGATAACGGTGATTCATTTTCGCCCAAGCTATACAATCATCCAAGGCATCAGTGGCTACTTGTGTATCACAAATAACCCGCGTCTGAATGGCTTGTAACTCATTATGCTGATTGCTAGCGAAGCATGTTGGTCGATATGGGCCGCTGTCAAAGCCCATCTCAACATGCTTCCCCTTTATTGCAAGAGGGTGTTGCTCTAGTAGATTTGGTCTCAATCGTCTGTCATCCAACACCAGTTTGGCTTGAGGTTTGAACCTAGCTGGTTTGGGCAATTGCGCACAATTTACGGGTAACCGTATGATCGGTAATTGTGCACCTATGAAGGGCGTCGATCGAAACGCCCTGGCGATGACACCTATGAGCGCTTACCCAAAAAATAGTCAGTGACTCGTTGTAATAAAGTCACCGACTGTTTTGGAGAAGCCTCAAGATGCCTACGTGCCCTTCTTCCTACACGACCAGCGTGCGAGGACACTAAATTTTGTATCGCCGATGAAAAATCAAAAACTTGTCTGCCAAACCATGTCGATCTGAATCTATCCCAAGACTCCGACACTTGACTGATATAGCTGTAATCTCTGGGGATGAGCTGCTCTGGAAAAGCACCCAACTCCGCCTCAAAATTAGCAGAAGCCACAAGTGAAATGACCTCCTTGATTCTACACCACTTGTCACCAATCGAAACCTTGATTCGCGAAATGGTGGCAAGTTTTCTAGGCTCTTTCCTTCTGTACTTCAGATAGAAACAACCCGCGACAGCCAACAACGCTGCCACTCCAACTGTGCCATATATTACCTTACCTGTTGTTGTACCCCAGGAGGCTTTCAATTTTGGCCAAGTTCGTCTGCGCAAATCGAAATGCGCTCCCATCACCACTCTTGCGACGTTTTGCTGTTCGTCCCAAGAGCGCTGAAAGGCTATGGCTGGTGCATATATGTTAGCATGCCTCTGTTGCTCGGCAGTAATATCGAGCTCCGCACACAAAGTTTTACACTTTGTTACTGACAATACATAGTTTGGTGGTAGATCCGAGGTCGTTACGTGCAGCGAGCGCCAATATTGCGCCAATGCTCCCAAAAGAGCACCTGTAGCGCACGCTACACCCAACCCACTTCCCACAGTGATTCCGAAGTAATATCCCAGACCACCACCAACAACCACGCCCGGCACACCGCCGGTAAGCACCATCCACAATTGGTAGACCCCCTCTCGGAAGCCCGTTTTCACTGGAGCTTCTCGCAATCTAAACGTCCACCAATTTGCCATCTCATCAACCAAACTTGCTGGCAGGGAAACTTCAACTTCCCTCTCATTAAAATGCACGCCCAAGTGGTTGACAAAATAGTCACTGCTAACCCGATCTGGATTCCATTTGCCAATGAAATCCAAATAATCGAACTTGTATGTTTTGAATTCCGTCATCAACATACGCCTATCGCGATATTCGATTATTCCATTTCCAGGTCCATCGCCTGGAGCTCGAGGTCGGAGAGGTGGCCCGGGCGGGGGGGGTTCAGGTGGCCGCACTTGGTAATCGAAAGGTATCTCGTCATTATCAAGATTAATAGGTACATGACCTAACCTCCCACGAGCCGCAACCAAATCTGCCTCACGAATTACAGGAGCGACTCTAGGTCGCAACCACCCATGACGCTCTTCCTCACCCCCGTTGATCGCGCGATACCAATCAACATAACCGAAGCCACGCTGCAAGCTCTGAACCAACCCCATATCAATGGGTGGAGCAAGAGGCACATCAGGATTGAATACGACTTCATACTGAAACGCCCCTATATCATGCAAAGCGTACATCTCATGATAATACTGTTGATTTGCATTACCCAAATTAGGATCAATCACATCCTCTAACTCTTCTGGTATTGGTTCAAGCTCGCGTGCTTGCATTTCCGCCAAGCGCAATTCTGCAACTCTTACACGAACACGTTCTTCGCGAGCTCTAAGCTCAGCTAAACGACGTGCCACGAGTTCATTATCACGCTCAATGCGGTTTGGACCAACTGGCTCTGCACCATTTTCATGATGCAGCTCATCAAACCTGTTGGATTGCTCGTATGATGGGGGATTTCCCACCACACCTACTGGAGGACCGAATCGAAGATTGTGCGCCTCTTGCTCTTCAGGCCCCATGGCTCTTAGACGCAAAGACCAAACGCGATGCCTTTCATTCACGGCATTTTGCAAATCGCGTACATCCTGGTTCTTCTCTTCCTGCTCCTCTGCTGCTCGTTCTTGAGCAGCCAACACCATGCGTTCACTTATTTCAGCGGCCGAAACATTCACAGCTGAAAAATGGACCCAATCGGCTAAAAATTGAGCTTTTTCCTCCACCGATCCGTGCTGTCTCACGAGGGCGGCTCTTGCTCGCCGATCCTCGTTAGTACTCAACACGCAATCAAAGAAATGATGCGGTAGGGGACAACCCATACAACTACATGCTGGTTGCACTGGGGGCTCTTGCAATTGTGACAAACGACGTTTTTCGTTCATATAATCTACGTAATTACATCGCGCACATTGCCCTTCAAATACTGCTGCATTTGCGCAATTTGCATTGCTGCAAAATTCCACAGGCTGGGCCCTTGCGCTCTCATGATATTGAGCAGCCGTACTCGAAGATGATGATATATGTGGTATAGGTGGTAACAAATTTGGTGGTTGAAGGGGACCACCGGCCCCAAGCTGCATCGACATTTTAAGCTAACGGTTGAACCGCACCACTACCGTATTGATCCCCCAAACAGGCCATGGGCCTTAAGAGGTGTGTGGGCGGCCGGTGAAATTGGTCGATCTACGTACCACTGAATGTGCTCATCCTACGACGGATAAGCACTCAGTGCACCAAACGATGGGAGAACCGACAAGTCGTAACACAGAGGATGTAATCCATAATTGTGGTCGTGCTTGCTAGAACATGCGATCCTAAAAGGACCCTCCGATGAGCCTTAGCTCATCGCCCGTCTGGATGGAGGCGCTCGGTGTGTAATTTCACAAAAAACACCGGGGACATTTCGTCAAGTTTGGCGCTGATGTTACGCCACATTCACAGCAGGCAACTACTGCTGGAAGCAATCTGTGATTTGATGTTGGGTACTATTAGTTTGACCCAACTGTCCCCATTCTGGAAGAATTTCTGATCCGCTTACAGTTAACTTATCATCAACAAACCTGCGTGACTTAGCTGGTTGGTGTTCACGAAATGCGCCCTCATCTCAAAAGCGCACCCATGTAACCTAGCCTGACTCACACAAGAGATATGACAAAGCCACTTGCCCAGCGGAATATACACATCAATCAACGCAACGATTAACCAACACAAACTTAACGCCTCAGCGCGCCCATAAGGTTAAGGTTGTCATCTCGTTGCTCTCAATGCATACTTCAATTAAGCTGGTTACAGCATTGAAACATCGCTCTTTGGTTTTTGTGTTGTGTTCCGTGAAGCCCTCCCGGGAAAATCACGGCCCGCACAACCCAAATCCCCGATTACTGACGTCTCACATCTGAAACCACCCCATCCTCCTTCCTGGATACAGAGCTACCAACGCCTAGGACCAGAAACCCTAAGGCCCCGGACCATCATAGGCGAACCGGTGTTTCCACGCAGCGGCTAAGCTCTCGAGAAAGACAACCCGTTGTGAAAGTTCACGGGAAAAAGAAAGATAACCTCTTTACTTTTTTGTCCAAAAACCACACTGTCAACCCCCGAATTCATTGAGCATTACCCAACATATTCAGCGGC